TATTTATTATAACATACTTTTTTTCCATATCTTTATTCTGGAACATCAGCTTCAAAGTCTGTTGATGTCATGTTAGTCATTGTTCCATTATTGTTTCCTGTTTCATCCACAATTGTTGGATAAGTTGCAATTGAATTTCCAACTATACCACCATCTCCCATTTTCCAGTAACCTATCATATTTGCAACTGGTTGAGGATTAAACGGAAGTCCATCATTGTAAAGGTTTGAAACCTCTGTTGCGTCAAGTGTTTTGTTGAATAAAACTACTTCATCAATATTTCCTTTCCAAAACCCTCCGCCTGAAGTATTATTTCCAATTGCTGCATCTTCAAAACTTTCTGTAATAGAGCCCGTTGTTAAACTTGTGGTGTCTTTTAATGTTCCATCTAAATAAAGTTTTATCTCTCTTGCTGAGATTGAATCCCAAGTTACCGCTACATGATGCCATAAACCATCCCCTTCCACTGCTTCTGTTGTAATTGCTGTTGCAGCAGTTCCCCCCGCTTTATAAGTTCCAAACAATTCGTTATTTGAAGCTTGATAATAAATCAAAATCTTATTATTTGCATCAACTTTTGTTTGGAATATATTTGCTGAAGATGCGATTGTTTCTAATTTAAACCATGAAGAAATAGATCCTGTTTGTTTCATTGCACTTAATCCAGAAACTCCCAAAGAAACATAATCATCAACCCCATCAAAATGAGTTGAATAAATATTGTTGAATGAATTTATAATTCTAATATTAAAGTTTAAGGATTTTCTATAAATCCCATCACTACCACTCATATCATCAAATACATCATCATAACCATCAAAATCAATTGCTTGAATATTTACAGCGTTATAAACCCCATTCACTCTGTCCAATGCTGTTCTTATATAGTTAGCAAGTTTAGAAGCTTCTGAATATGTTTTACAATAAGCTGAAACCATTATGTTTGCAGTATCTAATAAAGCAACAGAATCTTTTTGCCCCTCAGGTGTGTCTGAACTTACATCATAAACAATGAAAGGAAATGCTGAGGTTTGCTTCATTACATTTGGAGCAATCCTTGTTCCCACCATTGAACTCACTGCAATGTTATCACTTAATATTTTATATATTGCTTTTCCTATATCCATTTTAATATCCTAAACTTCCGTATTTTTGTAATCTTTTTTCATGGCTTTTTACTGCCTTAACAAATATTTTTTCTGCTTCTTTAAATCCATCTTTCAAAACAACGCTGTTTTTAGATTTCCAAGCTCTTTCCATGTAGGGATTATCTTCTGTTTTTTTCCCCTTGTGTCCTGTTTTATGCCCGTATTCAACCCACGCTCCAAAATATCCCCCTTTGTTTTTTCTAAACTTTCCTTTAACTCTTGGTCCAATATACCCACCATGAATCCATGGCTTTTTGGAAGCTTTTGTTCTGTAAAATATGATAGAATCTCTTAAAGTTCCTTTTGTAATTTTTAAAGATGAATCAGCAGGATAAACAACATCTTTTTTTGCAACAGGTGCATTTCCAGCAGCTTCTTTTTGTAAAGGAATAGTTACTTTTTTCCAAAACCTCCCCCAAATTTTATCTTCATCAACTTGTTTTGGCAATTGAGAAAACAATTTTGCTATCTCTTTAATTCCTTTAACTTCTACTGAAACCCCACTCATGATTGATTGTCTTTTATTCTTGTTTCTAATTCCAAAAATTGTTCTCTTCCATCTATTTGTTTTATCCCATGAATGATGTATGTTTCGTTATCATATTCAACTCTGTAAGTTGTTCTTAAATCAACTCCTAGATTTCTTATGTAAAAAATTACATCTGTTTTATTAACTTGCTCTTGGGACTCTTCTTTTCTGTTGCTACTTTTCCAATCTACTTTTGCCCATAATGTATAAACAGTTGCATAAGTTTTTGTTTCCTCTCCATATTTATTAGTTACATATGTTGGGGATGTTATAGTTATCCTTCTATCAAGTTGTCCTATACTTAACATACTTGAATTTTATATTGGTTCAATAAATATTGACTTGATAATGGAAGTTCAGTTGCTGTTCTTCCTGTTATAACTGTTTGTCTGTTTTCATACCAATTTCCAATGGTCAATAAAACAGCTTGTTTAATACCATCAGGAACATCAGTTGAAGCTGTTCCATATCCAACTGTATATTTTACCTCTACAGCGTTTATTCTATCTGCTAAAGTTGGAAGTGTTGCATCAACAGCCAATCCAATTCTTGCAGGTTTTGAAGCATCATCCAATATGTAATTTGAAGAAGCTAATGTTTGCAAAGAATCGTTTGTATCATAATATTTTATGTGTGTAATTGCTGAAACTGGACTTTTATAAAGTCTATAAACCTCTAGCCAATTATCACTGTATTGTGTAACTAATGTATCAATGAAGTATTGATTTGTATATTCCTCACAAGATTGAGTTGCCGCTTTAATCAAATTATCTATTAAAGTATCATCTGCTGTTGTATCAACTTTTAAGAAATCCTTTGCTTCAGCTGTGGTAAACAATGGATTTGTTGCTAAGGTATTTACTTTTAAACTTCTATACATTTTTTTATTTTTTTTAAAAAAAAGGACTGGCTATCTAAAACCAGCCCTTTCTTAATTATTCAATTAACTTACGCTGTTAAAGTAGTAAATTTAACAAAAGACGCACCAGAAGCAACACCCCAGTCAAAATAGTTATTCATTATTAACCTAACGCTACCAGTTCCAGCAGCAGAATAAGGATCTACTATAATGTTACTAGGTCCGAATTGTGCAAAGTAAACTCTACCAAAATCACCAAACATACCATCTCCAGACGCACCAGCAGAAGAACCAGGAGCAGAAGAGAAATATCCAGGATAACCAGCTAATCTATCATCTACATATAAAGGATAAGTTGAAGAAACTTGAGCTTCTTTCTTTATTGCAGAGTATAATTCCCAAGAATTAACGAAAGATAAGTTTCCATCTAATCCATGATCATCAGCAACAGTTTGGATAGCTTCTAACATATCAGAAGCAATAGAACCAGAACCAAAAGTAGCTTCAGTAAATGTTAAAGTTCCAGAAGTTCCAACTATACAACCAGGAGCATTTGTAACATCAGAAGAAGCAAACATTGCAGCATCAATTTGAGTTGCCATATTTCTTCCCATATCTCTCATTACAGAAGCTTCAGCAGAAGGTCCGTTTTGAGCTAATATTACATTTGATAAATCTGCATATCCAGTTAATCTGTTTGGAGATAAAGTAACTTTTCCAAAGTCAGCACCACCATCAGCAGAAGCACCATTTTCAGTGTTCCATGCAACAGTTGAACCTCCAGCTATTGGTAATACAGTATCGGCTGCGACTGTTCCTAAATTGTTTAATCCCACTCTGTTGAAAAGTCCAGCAGCTTGTAAGCTATCAACATAAGCACCAACAGCAGTTGGAGCAATTGCAGAAGTTCCTTGGTCAATTATCCCTCTTTCTTCTTTCATCATTGTTGGGATTCCAATACCTTGTAAACCTTTTCTAGCTTCAGTTTCAGCTTCTTGGTGCATTTCTGCTTCAAGACCTGTTAATTGTCCACCATTTCTAACTTCATTGATAGCTTTAAATAAAGACCATCCTCTTGTAGCTTTGTCAGTGTTTACTTTTTGAACTGGAGTTCCAGCAAACTTTACATTATTTCTAATTTCAGTTTCAACTTTCTCAGCTCTTTCAATTTTAACAGATATATCATCTGCTTTTTTTAGAAGTGAATCCATGTTATCATTCTCATCAGTAGTTAAATCTCTTTCTTCTGCAGTTGCAGTTTCTTTTATAACTTCTAATTCTGAAATAATATCATTTCTCAATTCTTTCAATTCAATACTTGATTTCATTTTTAAAAATTTTTATTATTATTATTTTGTTCGTTTTATCAATTCAATTTTTAGTTTCGCCAACGAACGCGCAACCAAATCGTTTTCCTCTTCTTTTATTTCTTGTTTTTCTTTATACATTGCTAAACCTCTTTGAGCAACTACCAAATCAGCTCCAGATTGAGAATAAGCAGGATAAGTGACAGGACTCACATCAAAAAGTCTATCAATGGATGTTATTGTTCTTATATCATTGCCCTCTTCATCAGTGCTCCATTCATCTCCATTCTCAGCTATTGTAAAAGCAAATGAAGATTGATTGATGTTTCCATTCTTCATGTTTATTGCTAAGTCTTTACCATAAGAAGTTTCAGGAATAGAAAATTCATATCTCAAACCTTTATCATCAACAGACAACTTTAAGTTTCCAGCAGTTGAACGGGCCAAGATGAGGGATGGATCATGATTAATTAAAGCTCTCACGTCTGATTTTGCAATAGTTTCTTCTGTTATTGCACTTGGAGAGATGAACTCATAGAATCCTCCTAAGTTTTCAGAACGTGAGTTCCAAATTGAACCATAGCCAACAACTACTTCTTGACCATCTTCTTTTGTTTCAAATCTGTTTTCAATGTTAAATATTCTTTTTTCCATAATTGTATTGTTATATTTTTTGTCCCAAATGTTTATTTGTTTTATTTTTTCCTCTTCATAGTAATCTTCATTATCTTCCTCTGCTTCTTCTTGAGTTTCGTATTTGCATTCTCCAGTTTCTCCCCACTTCCACATTCCGTTGTTACATTCCTCAGCTGGCATCTTCCTCTCCTATTTTGTCTAACGTAGTCATGTTCATTTGAAGATAATTTTCGTCCCCAAATTCTATTCTGTTAAGATCCTCTTTCATCCTAACCTCATTAATGGTCATCCAACCATTTGTTACTGCTGTTTTGTAATAATCAGCTCTATCTTTTACGTTCCCTCTAAGCAATCCGTTTACATTGAACTTAACATAATCTCTTCCAACTAAATTTCTTCTAAACAATTTAAGACTCATTTCCAATTCTATCTTTGAGATATAAGGCATTAAAGAATAAGAAACAAATTCCTGTGATTGCATTTCAATATTGTTGAAACTTGACTTTGATAAATCTCTTAATAAGTGTGGAGGAAGTCCGAAGATACGAGCCACCTCTTCCACAGAAAACTGCCTGCTCGCCAAGAACTGGGCCTGGTCTGGAGTAACACTAATACTTTTATATTTTAATCCCTCTTCCAATACAGCTGTTTGATTTGAGCCTGCTAATGTTCCGTAGTTTTTATTAAATGAATTTCTTAATCTATCAATCGCTTGTTCACTTAAAGCCCTATCAGATTCCAATATTCCCGAGAGTTTACCTCCGTTCTTGAAAAATGTGCTGGAATATTCCTGAACACTCATACCCCACCCAATAGCGTTTTTACATTGTTCAATTGGAGAAAGTCCTGTTATTCCATCAGGACCAGTTATCATTTTAAAGTGAAGAATGTTATCTGAGTCATGAGTCATTCCTGATTTCTCATCTTCATAAAATAGTCTGTTATCTAAAACGTAAGTATTCACATCTCCATAATTCAATGGCAACAATTCCAAGATCCTTCCATTTCTATTTCTCACAATTTGAACATAAGAGTTCCCATCTGAAAGCATGTCCATAATTATCTTTTCGTAAAAAGTAATTTTGTTTTGATATGAGTTTGGTTGGTATTTTATAAGAAATGAAAGTTCAGAATTTACTTCTAAATTATCTCCATTAGGTTGTCTACTAAATACTCCAACTGGTAAAGTTGAAATACTTTCAGAAAGTAATCTCATTGCAGCCCATACGGCTGAAAATGTTAAAGCTGTTTCAGGCGATACTGTTTGAGCTGGACCAAACGGCATAGTGTAATTTATGCTTCTTGTTTCCTTTTTTGGTTTTCCTGAAAAAATGTTTTGGATTGAATTGAGTATTCCCACTATATAATTTTTTGCAATTATACGAAACAAAAACTCATTTTTTGTGTAACATTGTTTCCCTCTTAAATACTGTTTTTAGTCGTTTTAAGAGACTTTTATTGGTTTTAGATATGTTGGTATATAAAATAAAAAAACCCACAACTTTCATTGCAGGTTCTTTTTTGTTTTTGATTCGTTTAAAGTATTAATGATTTGTAAGTGTTATTTTATCTTCTTTTACTAATTCTAATAAGAAATCAATCATTGTAGTTTCATCCTCACATCCTTCCTCTAACAATGTATTATAAATACTTCCAACTAATTCCGTTTTATTCATATAGTTATAATTAATAGGACATTCTCCGTATAAGTGAGAATCTAATTCAAATCCAATTTCTTTTAAGTTGTGGTTAGTTAGTTGTGTTAGTTCCCAAATGTTGTGTAATGTTTTCATAATTGTTATTTTTAGTGTTTTTAATTCGTTTTATTATGATACAAATATAGAAAGTTTTTTAACAACAACAAACTTTTTATGTTTTTTTTAATATTTTTTTTTCTAACCTAGTAAATAGGTATTTTTTTATCATTTTTTTATGTAAATTTTAAATTTTTAGCTGTTAAAAACCTTAGCATTTCATCAAGTTTCATCAACTTTTAGTGAATTTTAAGCAAAAAACAGGTTGTTTTTTTGTTGATTATCTAGTGTTTTTATGGCTTTTTATCTTTCTATCTCTACAAACTCTGAATGAATTATAATCCACATATTTTCTTTTCCCAAAGAGTTCAATGTGTTCTTGTTCTAAAGATTCGTAAGCGTCTTTTAAATATTTGTATTCTTTGGCTCTTGTCCAAAACTCTCTAATGAAACCATCTGCTGAATATATTCTTATCATATTATAAAATTAAAAGTCCTCTACCATCATAAACAGAATTTATATCTCCCTCTGTCATGTAACTTCCCAACGCCATAATTAAACTCACAGTAAAATCTATTTTTTCAGAACTGCGTTTTTTGGATGGCTTGATATTTCCTGCACTGTCTTCCTCCATTACTGTATTTGAAATCATCCAACTTGCAGCAGGATTTCCATCATGTATTATTTTTTGACCTAAAATTAATTTTTCTACTTCTTTTGAAGGAGCTGATAAACTAACAAATCCCTGTCCAAATGGTTCCATTGGAACATTATAATCATTAGTCAAACGCACCACTAAAGAACTTGCATTCCAACGATCGTAACAAATAGATTGAAACCGAAACATATTTCCTAGTTCTAAAATTTTATTTTCTATATAAGCATAATCTGCCACATTACCACCAGTTGCAATTATGTGTCCTTGATTTATCCAAGTTGTGTAATCTACCTTATCTCTCTCACTTCGTTTCTTTGCGTTTTCTTCAGGGATGAAAAAGTAAGGAACTACAATAAACTTTTCTCCTTCTTTGAATAATAAAACCAAAGCCGATATATCCCTTGTGGATGCAAGGTCTAATCCCGCCCAACATTCTTTATCTTTTAATTTTTCTAAATCAACTTCTCCTTTACATAGTTCCCATTCTTTTGAACCTATCCAAGCGGTTTGAGAATCCGTCCAAATGTTTAACATCAATCTCTTGAATGTGTTTTGATATGATGGAACATCCATTGCTCTTTGGGATTCTCTTTTCATATATTCCTCTCTCAAACTTATCCCATAATTTGGATTTGCTTTTTTCCAAACTTCTTCATCAGTAATATCACAATCTGAATCAGCTTCATAGATAGCAGAATAAAAAGATTCATCCTCAATTATTCCATCCTGAACTTTCTTTGCATAATCATAGACTTCAAAACAAATAGATTGTCTATCATATCCAGCGGTTGTTATTGCAATACATAATGGTTGCCTTCTTGAACCAGTTGAAGTTAAAAGTGTGTCCCACAAATCTCGGTTTGGTTGAGTGTGTAATTCGTCAAAGATTATACAGTTGGCATTGAATCCATGTTTTGTTTTTGAGTCTGAAGAAATAGCTTG